TGCCCAACATTACCACCATTAGCCGCTGTCTCTGCGGCGGAAATTAGCGGCAGAAATTGAGGCATCCCCGCGTAGGCAAGCCCAACCCTGGCAAATGTGCCAACTGGGTTCTTTTTTGCTGACTCAACCGTTGAATCGACGGCCTTTACCAGTGGCTTGACAACCTCCCTAACAACAACATCTCCAACACTTGCCGCAACATCCCCAACGGTCTCGATAGCGCCCCCGACCACGTCCCCAACCGCCTCAACTATGCTACACATATTATTGCCCCAGATTTAACACGACACGGGTTGATCCGGTGTTGGTTTTGTATGCGCTATACCCCATACCAGGCATTGGCGGGTTCATCATGATGATTTTTAGGATGCGAGAAATGCTTTGGTCGTTAAAATCTGTAACAAGAGTCTTTGCGCCAAGAACATGCCTAGCCCAAACAAAAAACTTCTTGCCATTTTCAATGTAATTTTGACCGGTGTCCACATTAAATGCCTTGAAAAAAACCTCATCGCCATCGCCAATTACCTCAAATATTGTGTTGCCAAATTGCTTGGTTTTGACGTTGGGATGACTTAATTCGTCCAGAATCGCTATCATCATTTCCCTCATTGGGTGCGGCTGTTTTGTATTGCTTAGAGCCAATGGTATGATTTGCCCAATATTTAGATGGCGTTGCTTTGAGTCAATGTGTTGCATGTTAGGCCGTCAATGTTGTTGGGGGGAGCGACATTATTCCAACCAATCTCTCTGCCCACTCTCTCCATGTTGAAAATCCGCGCGCATCGGGCACGCCAGATTGGCCAAAATTACCAAGCTGACTAAGCGCAGTTGCCCAGTCTTGCCACCTATCTTCGGGTACGGTGCCAATATCTTGGGCGGAAAAAAGTTCAGCCATTAGGCTGCAGTACATTGGCCACTCCATGTTGCGCGGGTCATAGGCGATCATTATGGATTACCAGTTCCACGTACATCGCCGACATCTATTCCAATCAAGACCCTCCCCATGAAGTAGTCGCCATTCTGTGTATTGCTTCTAAAGCGCAAACGCAATTCTCGAAATTGTTCACGCATATCCACTTTGAGGGTGTTGGGGCCAAATGAGAACGCATCGGACTCCTGGTCAACATCATCTGCGTACCCCTTTCCAATCACCGTAACCTCCATCTCTCCAGACTGGACAAAATCCGGCTCAATCCTATCGATGTGCGTCCACACATTGTCTCCAGGCTGCTCTACAGCCCCAACTAGGCCGACACGAGAGCCAATCACATTGGTTTCAAAAAAGGAGTCAATTGCGTTTACCTGATTTGAGTATACCATGTTTGCACCTGTTTCGTGCTGCCAGAGAGTGTACTTGCCAGCCGTATTTTCCTCATTTCCGCCCCAAATTGGCCTGCGGAACACCTCAGAAAACACGCCAGCAGAGCGGCGCGCGCCCAGCGCCATGCCAGCGTCATACCAGCACTTCTCTCGCACATTGTATATAATTGCATCATTACACTCATTGCTGTCCCCAGATGGGAAAAACCACCATATTTCACCCCAGCGCGGCACTTTAGTGACCCACACCTTCTGTCTTTGCGCATAATTTAGGTTGTCAAAAAAGTAGTTGTTGTTCTGCTTATTCTCCAGCTCCTGTACAACGCCGTTGTACGTCAAAAATCGATCTGTACCAACCCAGTAAAATATGCCATCGTACTCAATTACGCACTGACTGGACATGATTGATGATTGCTGTGTGATTAGGTCATACTTCCAGTAAAAAGTAGCCCCCCCAACGGTGGTTGGGGCATAGGTCACACGAACAACAGAATCTAGCGTCCAAAATAGACCCGCTGGTGATGTTGTCCCTCCGCGCAATGGCAGCCCCTTCACAACCTTAGTGGAGGCGACATTATTTTCATTTGAGTCAGCCGATGTCCAATTGTTGAAGTCACCCGCCGCACAGTTCTTGATCAGCCCGTTGTTGCCATACGCAAATAGGTATGGGAACAACATCACGATACCACCAGACACGGAGACATTGTTGTCAAAGGTCAAGAGAACGGTGCCAGCGGCCGTTGCGTTGGCGCTGAGGGTCACAGTCCATATGCCACCAACCTCAAGAGCCGACAGGATCGTTGTCCCGTCTGGGATGCCTATGCCTGTCACAGTCAAGCCAGCACCCATGGCCGCATAGGTTTGCGCAAAGGTCACGGTGGGTGAGCCGTTTGTGGTTGTGCCGCTGGCAGTAAACACACCAACGGGCCGAAGGGTTGTGCCAGTGAATTCGCCATAAAGGGGGCGAGTGTTGATGCTATTGGAGATGTCGTTTAGGTTTAGGCCAGGGTGCGCAATCAGATTGTTTTCACCATTTCCCAATGCGTCGTAGCCAATGTCAAACTGCCACAGCGTGTTGTCATTTGGAGAGTAGGTCGACAAGTCGTCAACATACCCAGCAAAACCAGAGCCGGTCCCGCCAATGTCCGCAGGGTCTATTGTGATAGCCTCACTATGGATGTAGTCAGTGCCGCCAGAGGTCACTTCTACGCTGAAAACCAAGTTGCTAGACACCACCACAGTTGCCAAGCCGCCAGAGCCACTTGTCGCATTCAGCGGCACATTGGTGTAGGTGCCGTTTGTGTACGACGAACCTTGGCCGGTAATTGCAACTGTCCCAATAGCCCCAATAGGCTCGATTGGTGTAGGGCCAAAACCAACGGCATTGTCGTTGTCAGTCGTCCATTGTTCTATACCGTTGTTGTAGCCAGAGATAACGTAGTTGAGCCCATCTCTCGCGCTCATGATCATGCCTCGACTTATCCCTGTCACATTCAGGAATGAGCCATTGTAGCCGCCGATCTTGCGAGGGCGGCCATATTGGAATCGCACCCACTTGCCATCCACATAGCTCACCGAAGCGAATTGGGTGCTGTCTCGTTGGATGCCCGCCCCAACGTGACGACTTTTGCTGCCACTAGAACGCTCCACCATTGATGCCTACGGGCAAGCGCAATCCTGTTGATGCCAGCGTACCAACATTCACGCCGTTAATTGCAAAGCCAAGTTGGTTTGCCGCAACCAAGTAAAGCCCCGATGTAGCGCTGCCACTGAAAGATAACGAAGGGGCGGCAGCGGAGCCGTTACCCAATGTCAAAGCATTGATGAAGCTAGATGTCGAGGTCTGTGCGTTGTAGACGTTCGTTCCGTCGCAGATAGCTAAGATGGTCTGGCCCTGTGGCAGCGACACCGTCAAAGCGCCAACTGCGCCAGTTGAGAATGTTAGCGTGAACGAGCCCGCTGTATTGTTCTTGAACGAGTAAAGCTGCACCGTAGGAGGCAGTATCACCGTGCAGTTGGATGTCAGGGTACCTTGGTACTCTTGGATTATGCTGGAGGCCTCGGCCGATGTCAGCGTCACAGTGCCGCCAGTCACGTTTTTGACCAACTGCGTAAAGAAGAATGTGGAAGACTGACCGTAGGCGTAACTGTAGAAATTTAGACCACTGGATACAACCACAAACGATTCGCCAATCTGAAGCTGTGCACTCGCGTTACCATCAATGGTGTTTGAGCCTTGCGGCTCCACGTTTAAGATACCAGTTCCATCATTCTTGATGATCACAAACCAATTAGCTCCTGCGCTGGTAGCATCTGGCAGCGTCACAGTGCCAGCACCACCATCCCACACATACATCGATGTGCGGTCAGCAGGTGACATTGTGTAGTTGGACGAGAAGGCTGAGACCTGGGTTGATGCGTTTAGGGTCGAGCCAATCGCTTGCAAGCCATAACCGGCCAATGTGGCAGCGTTAGCCGCAGAGGTGCCCGCACCAAACGTCACAGTCTCCCAGGAACCATTAATGGTGCTGTTGTCGGTGATGTAGACGTACTCAGCGATGCCGGAGGCAATTGAGACAATTGTGTTTCCGCTCGTATCCACCACTGTAAAAGTGTTCGCGCCGACGTTACGGATAAGTGCACTTTGACCAGTAGACACAGATGTCGCTGGAGGCATAAACAGCTTTAAGCTGCCCACTGTCGCGTCTACCTCTATGATATTCGCGACAACGCTGTCTGTGTTGCCGTTGATCGGCCACTCAAGTACTGTATCTGTGGAAATGGTCAGTTGTTCGTAGCCAACTTGAGATGGGCTGATCGTTTGACCTGTGTATGGCGAAATATATGATGTCATGCCAACTCCTTTTAACTGTCAACAGCCACTGCTTGACGATCACCAGTTCGTGCCACATCTTCTGCTTTAAGAGATTGGAGCGCCTCGGTGTACTTTTGTTGGAAAATGGTGCGTTGGTCGTTCTTGAGGAACTGCATCGCCTGCAACAAAGTGCCGAACAGCATGGCATTTGGTGCGTTTTGCGTCAGCCAGTTTGTTTGGTTGGCAGAACTCAATGGCGCGATGCGCTCGTAATAAAGCACTTCAAACGCATATGCCTGGTCAGGTGTTGGGGCAAGGCACCAATGCTCCCAGTCGGTGTCTGCATAGTACAGAGGCACATCGGTCATGCTAGCGTCTGGCCAATAGCTCTTCAGGTACTCGTACTTGCGCAGGTAGACTGGTTGCTTCTTGCCGTCCACGGTCACGCTCATCGAAACCGTCTTACGCCAACGCGCAGGCTTTTGAAGGACTGAGTTATCAGCAGTCATGACGGACTCGACAATCTGAAGCTGGCCAAGGGTCTTAATCTCTTGCGCGATTTCAAACTCGGCCAGCGAAATAAATACAGGGATTGCATTGATAACAGCAGTGTCGCGCCTTTCTAGGTACTGAAGTACCATAGCGGTCAAACTGTCATACGTCATTACCCATGACGGAGTGGTCATATATTAGGCCTTCAATGCTGCAACGTCAGCTTGTAGTTGAGTGATAATGGCCTGCTGTTCTTGGATGGCTTTCAGCAAATGCGGCGTTAATTTGGAGTAATCAAGCTGCCACATATCCACATCTGTTTTGCCCTTGGTGACTACACCAGACAAAATGGGTTCGATTTCTTGAGCAATAAACCCGTAATCTTGGTGAACTTGCCCTTCTGTCCAATCATATTGACGAACTTGAACTTGCATCAATTTGTCAATTACTGGAGCTGCGTCTTCAATGTTTGATTTCAGGCTCTGGTCAGAAGTCGTGTTGTAGGCAACAGCAGAAGTTGCGCCGACCCGAGTGATCGAACCGATTGTTGACCCACCAGTTTGAAAATAAGCAAACCCAGACCCAGAGGCTGAAACTGTGTCGTTTAGGGCGAGTGCGTTTGTAAAATCACCAGCAAAAGCCACGCCAAATCTTGCAGAACCAACAATACTTGTGGCCCCCACCAGCAGGTTTCCACTCACATCCAGCGTCATCGCCTGAGTAAAGCTAATAGCGTTACCTGCTGTACCGGAGGGGGCGTTGTACCAGTAATGAGCGCCAGCAGCTTGCTGATACTGAGTCGCAGAAGTGCTTGCAATGTAGGTCCAAGCCGTGCCGTTATGGAATGCGTTAGCAGACAACGCCACTTGGTTTTCTGTGTTTGTTCTGCCATTGACGGAGCAACCAGTACTAAGCTGCATTGCCTTGTATGTTGATCCCCAAGCACTCGGAGTAAC